AGAGATGTACAAAATGGATCTCCTTACAGAGAATACCCTGTTCAAAAACCAGAACATGGATTAATAGAGATATATGAAACACCTAGATTAGCAGATGATGGAGATAATATAGGTAGATATATTGCTGGTATTGACCCTTATAGATATGATACATCTAGTACAGATTCAGTAGGGTCTATATTTGTATTTGACAGGTTAACTAGAAGAATAGTTGCTGAATATACTGGTAGACCAGAAACTACTGACCAGTTTTATGAGATATGTAGAAAGCTAATTATTTACTATCAAGCTACTGCTATGTATGAAGCTAACATTACTGGTATGTATACATATTTTGAAAAGAAAAAAGCTTTACAGTTTTTAGCAGACACTCCATATAACCTAAGAGATAGAAATATTTGGAGGCCTAATACCAATACTTCTAAAGGAATTATTATGAGTAAAGGGGTTAAGGAAAGGGGAATGGAATATCTTAAATCTTGGATAGATGAAAATATTTCTGAAGAAAGTGAAGAAAAAAACTTAACAAAAATAAGATCTATTGGTCTAATAAAAGAGCTTATAGCTTGGAATCCTAATCCAAGAGCTAACTTTGACCGTATATCAGCTATGCTTATGGTTATGTGGTACGATGTAACTTTACAAGAATTTAATCGTATATCTATAGAACAATCACCACAAAAGAAAAAAACTGCTTCTTATTTTGATAAGTATAAACAAAAAAGAGATAATCAAGATATATGGATGAAGCACTTTAATAATATACAAGAAGAATAGTATGTACAATAGAATGTTTACCGCCCCTAGCCAGTTGGTTTCTGACTCAGTTAAGAAAACTAAAAAATGGCAACAGGATACAATAGATTCTTTTGAAGCTTTAGTGCTTTTTGAGAACAGGCAAATTAAAAACTCTTACTATAATAAAGTAACCAACTACAATCTAAAGAGAGGTATTCTTAACATGAATGATGTTGAGAAAGTAGTTGACCCTTATGGATTAGGTCTAGGTACTTTTCCTGCTAGAATGGAGCATAAAGGAGTGGGTAACTCCAAGATTGACTTGCTGGTAGGAGAGCACATGAAAAGAAAGTTTGACTTTAGAGTTATCAGGTCATCTTCAGATCAGCAAGGAATTAGAGAAGTAGAAGAAGCTAAACTGCAAGAGTATCAGAAGTTTTTTGTAGAGCAAATACAGAATGCTAATTTTGATGAAGCTGAAGCTGAAAGAAGGCTAAAGCAGTTAGAAGAATACACAAACTCTTCATTTTTTGATGTAGCTGAAAGAGGAGCTAACAAGCTTCTTAAATATTTATACAAGTACTATTATGTAAAAGACCTAGTATTTGATCCTGCTTTTGAAGATGCACTTATTGCTGCTGAGCAGTATTGCTTTATCGAAGAAATGGGTGGAGAGCTGGCTATTAGAAAGGGTGACCCTACTAGGATCTTTACAATTATGAATGGTCATGCTACTAATGAATCTGGCTTAGAAGCATTAGTAGAAGTTACTTATCATACTATATCTTCTTTGGTAGATTTATTCCATGACTTTTTAACTAAAGACCAGCTTAAGGAATTAGAGGATTACAGAGGATACAACTCAGGCCCTTCTCCTTATTTTAATTATCCTATGTATGGCCATGTAGGAGAACTAGCTATTCCTACAGATTCTGCTACTGCTAGAGTGCAGGAGATTATGCCACTAGGTGATTTAGATTTACCTATGTTTTCTAGTTACTTTGATGCTAGGGGTAACATCAGGTTATTGCATTGCATTTGGAGATCTAAGAGAAAAGTAAAGCTTGTTAAGTCCCTAGATGAAAATGGTGTAGAGCTTCTTAAGTATGAGCATCAAAAGTATGTTATTGATGAGCTAAATGGAGAAACACTAGAAAGAGAAGAGTGGATTAATGAGTGGTGGAGAGGATATAAAATTGGTGCTAATATTTATATTAAAGCTGAGCCTATTCCCTATTTAGGTAATTCACTAGATAATATTTCTAGACAAGAACCTCCTGTAGTTTTACAGTTCTACAATACCAACTCCTCTAGAGCACAGTCTTTAATGGATATTATCAAGCCTTATGATTATTTGTATAATATCTTTGATTACAAAAGACAGGTTCTAGTAAACCTAATGCTACCAGATATTGTGCAGTTTCCTACTAGCATGATTCCTGATAACATGACTTTGCATGAGTTTTTAAACTATGTAACTTCTACTGCATTTATGCCTATGGATCCTACAGCAGAAGTAATGACCCCTAAAGGTCTGCAAGCTGCAGGAACTTACAATACTATTACCCCCAATAGATTATCTTCTAATCAAAGTGGGCCTATTAGTGTACTTAATAATGTACTGCAAGATATCATCAGAACTATGGATATAGTATCTGGTGTTACTCAACAAAGGCAAGGTGCTATTAGCACTACAGAACTGGTAGGTAATGTAGAAAGAGCAGTTACTCAGTCTTCACTTACTACTGAAAGATGGTTTGCTAAAAATGAATTCTTCAAAGAGAGATGCTTAAAAAGAATACTAGATATTGGTATTCATGTTCTAAGAAAGAATCCCAAGAAGCTTTCATTCTTAATGGATGACTTTACTAAAGAGGTATTAACTGATGAAGAAATTAATGGAATCCTATTAGCAGACTTTGACCTTATGGTATCTAGGTCTTCAGATGATGCTGTGCTGCTGCAGATGATAGAACAAAACTTTAGTCAAGCTGTAGCTGCTGGTACTGCTGATATGGGTGATCTTATTAGTGTGTTTAAAACTGAAAGTGTCCAAGATGCAGCTAGAATCTTAAAGAAAAGAAGAGAAGAGCAGCAAGCTAGACAAGAGCAGCAACAACAAGAAGTTAATAAAATCAAGCAACAAGAGATTCAACAAAAAGCTCAAGCTCACCAAGAGCTTATGGCTCTTGAGATGAAAAAGCTAGAACTTGATAAGTATAAGATAGACACAGAAGCTCAAACTAGATTGCAGATAGCTACTATCAATACCTACTCAAGAAGAGAAGAGATAGACTTGAATAACAACCAGATTCCAGATCCTATAGAATTAGAGAAGGTGTATCAGAAAGACAGAGAAGCTGAAGCTAGAAAAATGGATAAAGAACTGGAGATAACTACTAAGTTTAACATTGAACAACAAAAGCTAGCTCTAGAAAGAGAAAAGCTACAGAATCAAAGAGAAATAGAAAGGCTAAAATCTGAAACTGCTAAAGAGGTTGAAAGAATGAAACTTAGAAATCCTGTAGCAGGAGAAAAAATTAAAAAGTAAAAATAAAAATTATGGATGATATTATTAAAGAGTTAGCAGGACTTAAATTATCAAAAAGTGCACCAGAAGCATTTATTGCTAAGTTGTTTCAGTCTAGGGATATTGCTCATTTAGCTCATTTATCTACTAAGAGCTATGCTAAACACAAAGCCTTGAACTCTTACTATGATAAATTACTAGATTTTATTGATGGATTTGTAGAGGCATACCAAGGACTTTATGGTATTGTAAAGCTTGAAATACCAGCTTCTGCAAATCAAGAGCCTATTAAACATCTAGAAGAACTTCATAAGTATATTGACGAAAATAAGAAGGTTTTCACTGACTCTGCTCTGTTAAATCAGATAGATGAGGTAAAAACTTTAATTCAGTCAACTCTTTATAAACTAAAGAACCTTTCATAAGTCTATATAATCTATATATAAATGCTATATACCCTGTGCCTATGGTATAAATTTATAACAGATTATTGCAACTTATATCTAAATTTGTATGTATTAACTAACAACTATAATTATGGCATTAGACTTATTTAATTCGTTAAAAGTAGAGGAACAGCCTCTAATGAGCTTATCAGAAGTAGAAACTACTTCTGGTGCTTCTACTGTATCTTCAGATGAAGATGAACCTGGAACAGATGATTCCAGCAATGCAGCTCCTAGCCCAGGAGATTTACTGCCTATTACAGATATGTCAGACACAGATGATGGTGGAGAGCCTTCTAAGGCAAAAAGTGATGAATCTAACACCTCCTCAAGCAAACCAAGTTCATCCTCTCAATCATCATCTAAAAAATATGCAGCCATCATTAAAGCTCTACATGAAAAGACTGGAGCTTTTGAAGGATTTAATGAAGAAGAGTTTGAAGACTCTCCTGAATCTTTCCTTGATTATCTAGATGAGTATGCTACAAAAAATGCTGAAGCTATGGCTTCAGATTACATTGAAAGAAACCTAACTCCACTTCAGCAAAAGTTTGTTGATATGGTGGAGAATGGTATTTCTGAGGAATCAGCCACTCAGATTGTTAAAGGCTATAAATTAGCAGAAGGTATTAATGAAGATGTATTAGTAGAAAACCCTGAAAGAGCCAAACAATTATATGCTGAGTATCTTCGTTATACTACTGCTTTCTCTGAAGAAAAAATTCAAAGAGAAGTACAGAAAAAAGAAGATCTAGGTACATTAACAGATGATGCCTTAGAAAGTCTTCCAGAATTTAAACAACTTCTAAGCAATGCTGAAAGAGAAGCTCAAGCTGAATTAGCTCAGCAAGAGTATCAAAGAAGAGAGTTCCATAAAAGACAAGCTGATGAGCTTAAGAACTATTTGGAAGCTACTGATGAGATTGCTGGAATTAAACTTACCAAAAAGATGAAGGACAACTGGATGAGAGAATACTCAATAGTTGAAACTCAAGATGGTAAAAAAGTCAACCCTATCTTGGCAACAAGAGATGTTGACCCTAATAAATTTGATGCTCTACTTAGACTATACCATACAATGGGACTATTTAAGTATGATGCCAGAAAAAGGGATTTTATTCCTGATTTTACTGCTATCAAATCTCTAGGCAAAACTGAAGCTATTAATGAGCTTCACAGAGCTGTAGAATCTGATAACGTAAGAAGAAGAACTTCTGGTTATAATACAGATAGTGGTGTTGATATGGATGTAGAAAAAGAAGACCATAAAAAACGCTGGGCTGAATTAGCCAAAAAACTAGCACCTAAATAATCTTTAATTTAATAACTAAACCCTAAAACAAATGACTGAGTTATTTCCCTTAATTGCGAGGTACGGCCCTAAAACCTTTAATGGCCCCCTCAAAGTTCCACACCTAGGAGAACTAGGTATGATTGAGCCTCAATTGGCTTCTGACATGTATCGTAGAATTTTCCAAACTCTACCTTCTGATGACTATGTGAACTTCATGAATGAGTTCCCTACTAAAGTTCTTGACACTGAGAACAAGTTTTACCATTGGAGAGTGGCTGGTAACAACAACAAAACTATACAGCTTCTTGATTGGTTTGACTCTCTTGGTGCTAAGCCTGCTGCTGTAGGTCTTAACCAAGCTCGTTGGTATATGGTGTTTGGAGAGAGATTCTTTGATTTGAATGACGTTATTGTAGGACACAATCCTGATGATTACTACATCCAAATTAAAGCTGTTGAAGAACAAGCTCCTAACCGTTGGAAGTATGAAGTTGCTCTTATTACTGATGATCCACTAAACCGTTCAATGCCTGCCACTGAACTTGGTATTGGTACTCGTTGGTCTAAAGAAACTAACTTCCAATCTGGAGAGCGTTCTATGAGTGGTACTCAAGCTCACTTTACTACTTTTGTAGAGTTGAAAGCTCGTGCTGCCCTACAACGTATGAACTACAAGATTGATGGTAACATTATTGCTGAAGGTAAAAACGTACCTCTAGCTTTTGGTTTCCCTGATCCTACTGATCCTAAGTCTACTAAGCCTTATACTGGAGCCTTTGTTAACTTCTATGATATGGTAGCTCTTTACCAATTTAAGAAGCAACAAGCTCGTGCATTCTTGTTCTCTCACAAGAACTACACTCAAAATGAAATCTATTATGGTATTGATGACCGCAATGGTTGTACTATCCAGACTTTTGCTGGTATGTTCAAGCAAATTGCTAACACCAATATCCACCCCTACTCTACTCTAAACCTTGACAAAATTGTAGACATGACCATTGAAATGGGCTTGGCTTACAAAATGCAAGATGAGTATTATGTAGTAATTGAAACTGGTGCTTATGGTAAGAAAGACATTTCTCAATGGATTGAGAGCCGTTCTACCCAGTACACTCCTAACTTTGTAACTGAAAGAGTACAAAAGAATGGTGATATGGGAAGCCAAGGCTTAACCTACCAAGGTGTATTTACCCAGTTTAAGTCTTACAATGGTGTAAACATCATGGTTAAGCACAGACCTTTCTTTGATGACGTAGAACGCTACAAAGAAAAACATCCTTCTGGATATGGTCTTAATGCTTCTCGCCATATGTTAATCCGTGGTGGACACAAAATGGCTAATGGTGAGTTCTTGGGAGATCCTGGAATCCAGCGTTTGACTGTTAAAGGTCTTGAAAATGGAGTATACAAATATATTCCTGGAATGCGTGATCCATTCTCTCCATATACTAACAAAGTAAACACTGGTTCAGCAATGACTACCAGCCCTGTTGATGCTTATGAAGTACATGGTATGGAGTGGACTGGTTGTGTTGTAGAAGACCCTACCAAAATCCTGTGGATGCCTTATAACATCTAATAGTTGTAGATATTTGTGAAAGTGGGGATAAAACCCCACTTTTGCAGTATCACTAAAAAAACATTGCTATGAGTAAACAACAAAGAAAACAAACACAAGAAATGCCCCAAGAAGAAGTAATCACTTTGGCATCTATTGAATCTAAACCCAAGTATCCTACTCAGGATTTCTTGGCTAAAAGGATTGTTAGAGTAGTTCCTATTGAAACTAGGACTTTTGCTAACCAACAAGTAGAACAATTGCCAGAAGGATTTATTCATGAAGGAATGGGAAGATCTCTAGAATTAAAGAGAGATAGAACTACTGGTGAGTTCTTGCCTATTTTTGATAACATCGAAAATGTACTTACTCCTCAGTTTCCAGATGAACCTATGACAGAACTAGAGTTCTTTACTAAGATCACTGGATATGATTTATCTTTTTCTAAAGATACTAAAAACTTTTGGTCTGGCTGGATTTCAGAAGGGCCAAACAACAGAGGTAAACTGCCTTATTCTGTAAAGCTACCTAAAGAAGGTTTGACATTAGATTTAAGTAATGCATGGGATAATATCACTTGGAGGGTTTTGAAAACCAATGACAGGTATATTGCTCCTTCATGGGAACTTAGAAATGCTAAGCCTACTTACTGGTTTGCTTTAGTAGATGAAAGAATTTCTGTAGACTTGAAAAAAGAAGAGATTAATCTTAAATTAAGAGCAACCGAAGAGTTTAATAAAATCAAAGATCACCGTGAATTCCTTATGGAGTTTATGATTATCAAAGATCCTAACAACATTATCTCTAAAACTGCATCTACAGATTTCCTATTTAATTTGGTGTATGAAGTAATGGACACCAATCCTAAGTTATTCCTATCTATTGTAAATGATGAATATCGTGAAGATAAGATTCTTATTTTTAGAGCAGTAAGAGCAGGAGTACTTAAGAAAATCAGCACCAAATACTTTACCATGGGTGATGAGCCACTAGGAGTATTAGGTGATGTTATTTCACTTATTAACAACCCTGAAAAGCTAGAATTCCGCAAGAAGCTAGAGTTTCAAGTAGAAAATTCTAATCTATGACAGCAAATGAAATGTGGCAATTAGTCTTAGTTGAGTATGAAAAACTCAACTCTGCTGGAGCCCCTGGTATACAGGAAGGTGAGGCTAATATCATATTGACTAATGCACAGAATCATTTTGTTCATACTAGAATTACTGCTATCTTAAATTTGAAGAGGGAAGGGTTAGAAGAAACAGAAATCAGAATGCAGGGGTTATCACCATTGATAACCTCTGCTACTGTTTCAAGTTTTACTAACACCACAGATAACTTACCTAATGGTGTGTTTGCCACATTACCATTAGATTTTATGTACACTATTTTAGAAAGGTGTGTTATTGACCAGAATGATTGTGAAACTGGTGAACCTGCTAATTTACCTGTGTATGTTATATCTCATAATGAGTTTAACAGAAGCAGAAATAATCCATTTAAGAAACCTTATTTTAATCAAACTGAAGGTTTAGTATGGAGATTAGCATTTACTAGAACCAATACTGGATATAATTCTCAAACTACTACATCCTCTAATGGGTACTCATTTATTACTGGTCAAACAGGCAAAAGGCATGAATTAATTACAAATGGAAATTTTAATATTGTAGATTATGATTTGCGATATTTAAGACTTCCCAAGCCTGTTAAAGTAGACTTAGCAAACTTTGTAACCCCTGTAAATATGCAGAATTGCGAGTTAGATGAATCTACTCACAGACCTATTGTGGACATAGCTGTTAAGATGATGAAAGAATCATTGACACAGCCCTCTCAATCTTTACAACTAGATGCTCAACAAATTGAGTAACTTTTTCTTAAATCTTTCGTATAACAAATCATAAAACAACCTTTATAAACTTTAAATTTTAAAATCATGATTGCACAACCGCAAATTTTAGACAACTTCAAGTTCTTCGCAGGTGCTGATGTACCTAGAAGTGCTGGAGCTATTCCAGGAGCTTTAGCCTCTCCTGGTATCCTAGCTGTCGGAGAAATTGTCATTACTAATCCTAGTAATGTAATTTTAGACGATACTACTGTTCTTGCTGCTCCTGCTATTAAAGTAGTTATGGGCCGTGGAACTACTGAAAACCTATGGGAATCACAATTATTTACTTATAACGATATTGTTTCCTATACTGGTATTCCTTTTGCTGCTAAAGTTCAGCAAGTATCTTACTATGGCTACAATGCTAACACCAACACTGGTTCTTTCCAAATTATTAACAACAACTACTACAGCCTTGTAGTTTCTTTCTATGAGCTAGTATCTCAAGAAGCTTCTGCTTTGATGAACCCCATCATTGTTGATTATCTTTCTAGTGGTAGTGCTACTGAACCTGAAATAGTTAATGGTCTTTACAAAAATTTGGTAAGACAGCTTTCTTACTGGACTCGTAGACCTATTTTAGCTGAAATGGTAGCTAGTGCTGCTGGTCAAGCTACTAACGATGCTGCTGCTGTTTTAACTCAAGGAAGTCCTTTGGTAACCAATGCTCCTAACCTTGCTACTACTGGAGGTATTGTAGGAGATTACATTCGTGTAGGTTCTCAATCAAATGACTTGGATGAAGTATATTTGATTGTAGCAACTGATGGTGTATCTACTCTTACTTTAGATACTCCTTTCCAAAGTGCTTCTGTTACTTCTCTTATCCACCAAGTACTTGATACTGACGTTGATGCAGGTGACATGGGTATTCGTGTAACTGGTCTTAACCAGCCTTTCATCCTAGATTCTCGCCCTTATGGATTGGTAACTTTCCAAATTGGTATTTCTGGTGGAGGTACTACTAACTTGAGCTATCAAGTAGGTGCTTTCATTGGACATGGTACTTATGAGCAAATGCGTACTATGGAAGCTGCTTCTTGGAGAAACCAAGGACAGATCTTTACCTATACTGAGTTTCCTCCTACTACTGTGTTGACTGACTTGATTGCTGCTCAAAACCACTCTACTTTGGATTTGGTATTGCGTAAGCCTAACAGAGCTTTGACCAACACTGATTTCAGAGCACAACTTTGCTTAGCTTGTGCTTTGGATAACAATGTAGCAGGTGTTTTTGACACCAACTACGAAAATGCTGGTGGTGTTACCAATGCTTCTGTATCTGTACTAGATGCATATGTAACTAACTTTACCAACCTAACTGCCCAAGTGGGTAACCTGTAATCATAGCAATGCTACTAATGGGGGTAGCCT